ATAAACAACACCCCCACCGATTACCGCATTCAACGCATTTTGAATAGCAACTGTATCATTTGTTGAACCGTTACCAACCGCCCCAAAATCCTTAACGTTAACAATATTTAATCTATCAACTTTTAAAGAAACGGGTGTTACTAGGTCTTCAATTAAATCTGACAACGAACCATCATTTTTCATGGTTACAATTGTTTGTGATACTTCGGTTTCAACAATCCCGTCAATACTAGCATTAAAAACTGTAATAGCATTTGAACCGTTAGCGTTAAAGGTACTTAATGCAGTTGTTGAATTAGTTTCAAAGATAGTTATTGAATTTTCAGCGTCAACTATTAACGTTTCAATTGTCGTTAAATCATTTGTCATTGTTGTTTCAAACAAAGATTTTGACGCATTTAAACCATTTTTAAAGATATTTAATTCTTCTGTTAAATCACCCTCAAAAACAACTTTTGCGATATCTAATGAAGCAATAAAATCTTCATTATCTGTAACAAGATTTTGACGAACGTCAGCATTTTCCAGTATAAATTGTTCTTGATTTATTTCCATTGCGTCAACGATTACCGTTGCTTCTATTGCCGATTGTTCTACCCCGTTTACAAGCTCGACACATTCGTCAACCTTTTTCGCGGTTCTAGCCGCAAGCTCAAGCGCGGTCATTTCGTCTACGTCGTAGTTTGATTGTAGCGTACCTCTAGGATACCCAAAATTAATCTTTTCTAGTTTAGCCATTTTAAACCCCCTTAAAATATTTGCATGAATAAATCTTCGCACTCATCAAAGAATTGAGCGTAAACCGTTGTTAAAATCTTTTGAATTTCAATATGCTTGCGTAGCTTGTCGGGTGTTGTATCCACACCAATATCGCCGATACGTTCAAGGGTATAACTTTCGCTACCGTTGTCATTTTCATTTTGCGCCCTTGTTGTCGCATTTGCAACCGAACCATTATTTTGAATTGTTCCGCTTGAAACGTCTTGACTTGTTGCGGTTACATCGTCCGTAACATTGTTTGTATTGGTTTCGGTTGTGCTACCCTCTTTAATAGTGGACGTTGTTTGCTTGTCAGTATTGGTGTTTAAAGTATCTTCAATTTCAGCTTTGCTAGCGTAGACATTATTTTTAATATCAACCATTTCTAATAGTCCACTCGGTGTATCGCTTGAAACTTTTCTAGCATCAACGTCAATTGTTGTTACGTTGTCAAGTTTACCGCTTTCGTTTACTTCTTCGTTGCGTGTTCCGTTTGCAACTTCTTCATGCTCTGTTTGACTTGTTAACGTGTTTGTTTTTTGGTTCGTAATTTCTTCGGTGTTAGAGTTTGTTCCGTTCAAGCTTAAATTTTCGGACAACACCTTTAAATTTGAGTTTGTCTTTGTGAATGTTTCCGTAAGGTTATAGTTATTTTTAACATCATACTCATACAACGATGTTTTTAGTAACATATTATAATACGGTAAAACTTCATCACATTTAACTTTAAGATAGTGTTTAAAGCGTCCAACGGTTTCCATTCCAATCTCACGAAAGAAAAAATGGGCTATGAATTTTTTTTCAAAATCGGGTTTCTTTGTTTCATCATAAAATACGTATGGAAAATCAAACACTTTTAAACCACTTTTTTCGATATCCCTTAGTTCGGTTGTATACTTAGACATCTATTCAACCTCCTTTTCTTCGGGTGTTGGTTCTTCGTCTTCTTGCATTGAGCGCATTTTAACAGTCACATTTAAACCATACTTTTTATTGATTGCTTTACACGCTTCAAGTCTTGTTAATAACATGGCTTGTGCGTTAATGTCAATAACTTCATTATTTGCGTTTACTTCATCGGTTATTAATCGCTCGCGCTTATCAGAGTTAGCGTTATTAATCCCAAAGAAAGTCAATGCTTCGTTCCAAACTTCACGTTTATAAACTTGAACCTTATCAGCTATATAAGGCGCATCAGTTTTCAAGACTTTTAATGCTTCAAGATTCAACGACTTTGAACCCATTATAAAAGGCTCATTACCGCTAAATTGACTGTATAGATTTTTCATTGTTAATCTGTCTTTTTCGTCGCAACGAATAAGAATCGGTGTTTTTTGCGCTTTAATATTTACGTCAATTGTTCGTTCCGCTTCTGTTAATCTTGACGCAAACAACATAACTGAATAATCGGTTGGTCTGTCAAGATAATTGTTGCGAATTAAAACACAATCGTCTTTATCGTATGATTTATTATATCCAACCCCGTAAGCGGTATAACTAATCGGTTCATCATAAATGTTCAAACTTCCTGACGGTGTAACTTTAGTATTTAAAAAACCTAGATCGGAATCCTCAATAAACAAAACGCGCCCATACATATATAACGTTTGTTCAAGGTGTCGGGGATTACAGCTATCGGGTAATCCTTCCCATTCAAACAACGATAACGCAATCAAGCGTAAACGGTCGTAATAATCGTTAGCCGTCAACGTGTTAATATCGGGCGTCTTTCCATTGATTAACCATTTTAATGAATTAAAGATATTAAACATTTTGCACCTCCTTCCTATGCTAGAATGTAGTTATTGAGTGAGTAGTTTAAAAAATTTGTGGTTGTGTGCCAAAGCGTAACACCTTCATTGTAAATCTTTTTAAGTTTTGCCATATCGTCAGAAGGAATTGCACCCAAGATATTAACGTCGATTGTTTGAATGTAATTGAAATACCGTCTACTTGTTAAGTTTGGTGTCTTTAATGTGTTTACCTTATAACCAAACATCGTAAAGTATGAATCAATGCGTTTTGCGTATTCTTGTTTTATACTCATATGGGATAAATAAAAATCAAGCATACCCGTAGCATATAATAAGTTGCCGTTGCCGACTTGCCCTTTTGCTTGGTCGGGTTGAATTGATGCTTGATAAATTTGCGCCATTTGATGAGCGATGCCAAGCGCGCCGCCGCCAACAGCCAAAAGATTACCCGTAGCCAATCCCCCAACAACCGCCGCTGTAGTTCCCATCATAGTCAATGCGGTTGCACCACCGTTTGAAGCCAACCAAGCGTTATAAGTGTCTGTAGTCCATGAACCCATAGGGAAGCCCGAAAGCGTTAAACCATATTCTTGGAAACCTTCACCCCTATAACTTGATGGACAAAGCATAATTTTAGGGTCGGGCATCAACCCCCCTGTTAACACAAAATTCATATCACTAGTATTGAAATCTTCATACCTATATTCGGCAGACATTCCAGACCCATTTGAAACATATAAAAACTTGTATGGATAAGTAAACATTTTATTGTTTTTTGGTGTATAGCCATCAAGCGTCGTTATACTTTTGTTCTTTGCTATATACTCAAAACCGTAAAAAGTTTGCGAGGGTATAGGCTCATCAAAATCAAAATTAGGGTTGTCTACTAAGGAAGACACAATAAATTCGGGGACCGTAAAAAGCATAACAATTGCGTCAGACTTTGCCGCGTCCGTATAAAGTTTTATTGTATTTTTCAACCATGTAATACCACCCGCGTTATTTTCAAATAACCAATACGATAACCCCGTTGGCACATGTGCGTAAATGTTGCCAATTAATTCGGTACTACCTAGAGGGGTATTATCCGAAACGGCTAGAACAAAATATTCTTTACCCATTTCACCAAGAGGGTCACACGTTTCCATGATATGCTCACCCGTGTCTAGTTGTTCATCAACCAAATGATTACCTATTGCGTCATTGTTAACATGTTCGCGCACAACAAAACTATCTTTTATTGATGCTTCAAATAACCATGTTTGGTATACGTCGGTTTCAAGATACACATCGGTAGCGTTTTCGTTGACGTATTCCATTTTTGTTATAAAAGCGTAAAACCATTTGTTTCCAAAGTTTGTATTTTGATACATACAATAGTTAGCGTCCCAAAGGGAATCAATATGTTTATCGACTCTAGCAACGTTATTTTTACGCTGATAAGTTACACCCTCAAAAGTATGTTTTACTTGACCACTGAAATAGTCATATTGTGCGGCTAAAGTTGTAAAGTGCAATTGATTCTTGTTTGTATTGTCAAGGGGTGTATCTAAAAGATACACCCTTGACGATGGAGTAAAAGCCATGAGAAGCCCCCTCTATATTAAGCTAAAGTTACCGTTACGGCGCTTGTTGCTTGTTTGTCGCCGTTGATTGCAAAGATTAAACAAGTGCCTGTAGCAACAGGAGTTACAATACCATTTGCGACCGTTGCTACGTCTTCATTTGAACTAATCCAAACAATAGAAGCATCAGACGGTGTTTTTGTTGCCGTTAACGTTTGTGTTGCCGTTGTTGTAAACGTCAATGTAGGAAGGTTCAAACTTACGGTTTCATCATCACACATAAACGCAACAGAGTTTGCGAACAAAGAAAAACCGTATGTTTGGTGATGGTTTAACCAATAATTCCAATACAGACCTTGTGCGTTGTAAAATTCGGTCATTTCGTAAAGATTATCGTAAATTTGAGGACAGCTTTGGTCCATCAAAATCGCGTAACAATTTGAAGCACTTCCGAAACTATCAACTTCTAACGTTCTAGCAAGAAATTCAACTTTGTTCATGTTAAACGCTTTAGCCAAAACATCAACATCAATATCAACCATAATGTCCGAACGAATTAGTAAAATTTGGTCCATAACAGGGGTCCATGTTGTGATTGGTTCGCCGTTGTCACTTGTTGGCTTGTTTACAAAATATTTATTGAAAGACGTTGAAGGGTAAGTAAAAGCTTTACTTGCCTTTTTGATTGCTTTAATCAACTTTGTTGTAGCGTCAGTTGATTCAATATGAGGTACGGAAACTTGAACGATTAAATCATTTTCAATTGCACCCGCAAACAAGTTTTTCATGAGTACAAATTCATCGTAGTTATCGCCAGAATACAACGATTGAACAATTGAGTTCATCAATTTTTCAAGTTCCGCAAAAGATGTAAACGCTCTTTGAAGTAAAACACGTGTAATAGTTACAGGATATTGTCCCTCTCTATTTACACGGTGATAAAGCGCTTTCGTATCGGGTATTGTTTTTGTCATGAGTTTATTACCCAAACCATCGAAGCCCGTATCTTTTGCCATGTTTGTAAAAATTTCTTGAATGTCAGAACCTAAAGGAATTGAACCCTTTTTAAGAACCTCTAACGGGTTTTTAGCGGTTTTGTTTTGAATTACCGATAAGGCGATTCTATTAATCAACGCGCTTAAAAATTCATTTTGCATCATTTGGTAAGTCATGATAGGGTTACCAATTTCAGTGATGTTTGTTTGTGTTGCTTGCGGGATACGCTCTTGATATTCTTGTGAAGCGTTCGCTCTGATAACGTCAAGAATTGCTTGCATATTAGCCATGAATATTCCTCCTTAAATTTAATGTTTCACGTGAAACATTAAGGGTTATTTTAAATTACCATTTTCGTCAAATAAATCCTCATACTTTGGCTTATCGTCTTCAACCGTTTTTGTTGGTTCTGTTTTTAATGGTTCGCCAACCTTTAAAAATAATTGCATGTTAGTAGACCGCAAATTTTCGTTGTCCTTAACTAATTTTTCAGCGGTTGCAATTGCCGTTGTTTTGGTTACCGTTTCAGCGTCGTAATCTTCGTTGAGTTCGGCAAGCAAAATTGATACCTTTGCTTGGTCCGTTAAATTCGCCATTATTTCAGCGGTTTTTGCTTTAAAATCTTCGGCTTTCATTTTAGAATAAACCTCCTTCTTTTAATATATAAATACGCTTTACCTTTGCTTGCTTTTGGATAATGAGGGTTAATAGGTATACCGCCTGTATATTGGCTATAAATATCAGATCCTAAACTTGCCCTATAAAGTTCAACCAATTCAGATTGGTCCGCGGGATTCTCAAAGTCGTGTAATACAGTGTCGCTTGCTTCACGAATTGAAATCGCATTTTTTAAAGTAACCAATACGGCTGAATAAGAATTGACAAGTTCGGTTATCAGAAAATTTATAGCTAAGTCAACACTACCGATTGAAACGTTTATAGATTGCTTCATATTATATAGCGCTTGTTTTCTTGTGTAATAGGTCCATTGCGCGAGTCCATAACCCCCGCCGTTTGGACCATTATTTACAAAATCATATTCGCTAACGATGTTGTTGTCAACATTAGAAGTATAAGCAATTGACGTTGTATAGTTGTTTGAAAAGTCCCCTTGTAAACGGTACGGAATTAATCCGCTTTCCGCTTGTAAATTTCCCATTAAACCCGCAACACCAAATTCGTTATTTATTTCAACCATTAAACCATCCCAAATTTGTTGACCATATACAGACATTTACTAACCTTCCCTTCTGTCGATATCATCGCCTATGTTTAATTTTGCGGCAATTTTAATCATTACAGTTGTGTTCTCTTTTACTGTTTTGTTTAAAGTCACTAAAGCGTAAGTTGCAACCGCAATCGGAAAGCCTACTTGACTAATGACCGCCACTAAATCTAATTCTACTGGCATTTGAATACCTCCTTTTCTTAAACTTCATTACCTACTTTTAGTATAACATAACTAAAAAAATAACTATAAAATAGTTGAAGTTTTTTTAAAAAAGTACTTGTGTTTTATGCAGGATCTGTTATAATAGGTTATAGGGTAAAACAAACGGAAACACTAAAACATAGGAGGTAACAAAAATGAGAAAGCAAACTATGGAAACAATCGGGTTACACACTTGGCATTCATTAATGATCGAAATAAGAAAAGCAGAATTACACCTAGAAGAAAATAAAACGTCATACAGTGGCGAAAGAATTTTAAAACTAGAAGCGTATATAGAAACGGCTATAAAATGTGCTAGAGAGGGTTATGTGTACGCAACAATAAATATGACAACAAAAGAGCTTGAAAATGTACTTGATAAATTAGCAGAGGGTTTAAGCGAAATAACAACATTCAAAATATACGCACACTAAACGCAGAGTGACCGCCGAAGGGCGGATAATGCGGCAATACGGTCACAAGCCCGTAAAATTCAAACCGCATATAAAGGAAATAAACCATGAGAAAAACGATCGTAAGAACAATCACAGAGACAACAATCGAAAGTGCAAAAGTAACATTTGTAGGGGGTAAACCTGTAATTGATGCAATGAAACCCTTAACAATCAGCGGTGTTATCACAGAAGAAAAAGCACTCAAAGAAGTAAGAAAATTACACGGCGCAAACGTGCAAGTTACGGCGATTGTTTCAATCGACGACACTTACGAAATCAGCGTAGACGATTTCATGAAGTATGCTAAAAAAGTAGTTGCGAAACCCGAAGAAGTGAAAGAGGTTATCGTAACAGAATAGGAGGCTAAACAATGCCTATTAATTCAGCTTCACAAATACCAAGTTTTTGTAAAAATTGTACGCACCGTTTTGTATGTAGTATTCAAAGTAACATCAGAGCGCAAGACGTTGACGTAAAAGAATTCAACGCGGATAACGCAAACGTGAATCAAAGCGTATCAACAATCAATTACGTTTGTAGATACAAAACAATCGACATAACAGTTTAAAAATTAGCTGACCTAACGGCATAACGGGGGAAAGTGGTATTATTATGAAAAATCAAGACATGAAAAAAAGTTTAATGGAACGCGCAAAAGATATGGAAAATTCTTTACCTTTGATGAAAGATAGAGAAAAAGGCGAAATGGATAGACTTTTAGACACTAATGTAACAATCGTAGATTTCGGTTTTATGTCAGACGTTGACGGTGACTATGTGGCATTTGTTGTAAAAGAGGACCCACAAAACTTTTACTTTGGCGGCAAAGTTTTAACAGACCATATGCACGCTTTTGAAGCGGAAGGGTACACAGAATTAATCAAAAAAGATGGCTTGCCTGTTTTATTTGGTAAAAAGAAATCAAAAAACAAAAACGAAAAAGGCGGCGCGTTGACTTACACAACAGTAAAGTTTTATCCCGAAGCGTAGAGCATGCCAAACGAAAGGGGGTCAAGGGGTGAGGTTTCACCCCTTAATTTTATATGAAAACTAGAAACGGAATATACCACGATTTACACTTATCATCGTATTGTTTTTTAGTTTGCGATACCCACCTTGTTTTTATATTTTCGTCTGATTTACATTTGACAAAATTTGAAGAACAATATGAGATACACCGTAAAGAGTTTAACGTTAAGCTAAACTCTAGGTATAGGGTCAACGTAAACTTTAAAGCGTATGCAGATATTTTGCTTTATAAGAAAATTGAGAACCGCGGCTTTTTAATCGTTAATGAAGGAGGTCAGAAATTATGTCTAGAAAACCTTCAATTAAATGGCGAGAAAGTGACGCTGAAAAACTAGAAAAAAAAGTAGCGCGTTTTAATGCTAAAATATACAGAACGAAAAGAAGTCACCCCGAGCTTGCGGACATTCTACCCAATACTATTAAAAAGGCGGATAAAGAACAATTAATTCAAAAATTCAAAGAAATGCCCCGTTCTGAATTTAATAAAAAACTTACCTCTCTTGAGCGATTTTCTGTTAAAGGCGCTGAAAAAGAAATTGTTTCCAAGACGGGAAATAGAGTTACTAAGTGGGAAAAGAAAGAAGTTGGCTTAAAGGTTGCACAAGTTAATAGAGCTAAAACCGTAGAAAGAAAAGCGGTCGAACAAATGGAAGCAACAAGTCGCGGTGAATCGTTAGGCATGAAAAGGGGTGAAATGGGGAGCGAAAGATTAAACGAATTAAAGCCCAAAAAATTCAACTTTGATAAAATCAGAGGGGGAAAGGAATGGGAAAAGTTCAAAGAGTCTGTTGACAAATTAGCGTCACCCGAAGCACGTAATGAACGCATGGAAACATATAAAAAGAATTACATCACGGGGGTAGAACGTGTATATGGTGATTATGCAAAAGATTTGATAAACATGTTAAAAGAAATTCCCGCCGAAGATATTGTAAAAATGTATTACAGTGAGCAAGAAGCAACAATAACCTTTCATTATGACCCCCAAGAAATGCAAACAAAACTTGACATAATTACAAACATATGGACACCACTATTTGAAGAATATCAAGGGGGTGATTAAATGCACAACAAATTTAAACGTCTGTTACGGGTATTGCTGAAAAGATTGGAGGTGATTAAAATAAAATATACCGCCGACTTTGAAACAACGACAGACGCTAATGACTGTAGGGTATGGGCTTTCGGTGTTTGTGAAATTGGAAACCCTAAAAACTTTATTTATGGCAACAACATTGATGATTTTCTAGCGTATTGCGAAAACTCAAACAATGCAACTTTGTATTTTCACAACCTAAAATTTGATGCTGAGTTTATTTTACCTAGATTGTTTGAGTTAGGTTTTCGTCACGTTTTAGATAAATCAGAATTTGAATCAAAAACCTTTACAACCTTGATAAGCAATAAGGGTCAATTTTATACAATGAAAATTATGTTTGAAAAAAAAGGCAAGAGAACGAAATCAGTAACCATATTTGATAGTTTAAAGATATTACCCTTTTCAATTAGGGATATTGCAAAAGGTTTCAACCTTCCAATAAAAAAGGGTGAAGT